GATTATGGATAATTTTGATATTACCACTTCGCATAAGGTGTATCATGCCCATCTAACGATTTTTTACGCTAAAAAGGGGATGGGTGAAAAATATTTAAAAATTAAATCCCCTTTAATTGGTGAAACTTTTATTTCAAATCGCTACATATTTTCTAATCCAAACAGTGAAAAAGTTTGGATAGATGTCTAATCCTCTTCCCATCTACTCATCATACGTTTGATTCCTTCAAACGGCACACCATGAGTATTCTTCTCCACGAAAACCTTTACATCTTCATCTGTAAAGGTTTTATCCTTTAGTCGAGGATGAACGTCTTTAAACCAGGGAGAATCAGGAAAAACAATTTCCACTTCATATCCATATTCCTTGGCAAGATTATGATAAACTTGTCGATCTTTTCTAGTTATATTTGTATTAGAAACTACTAAAGGAGTATTACCTATCTCCATAGCTTTCCTTACTTCGGATTGACACCATGCATGCGCTTTTCCGATTTTTTCAGGAACGAAAAGATATTCTCCAACACAATTGAGCCAATAGTTATCAGCTTCAAAAATGTTTTCAGGAGCAGCAAGAGTTTTAGCCTTTGTGGTTTTACCACCACCAGCAGGCGAACATAAACAATACAGTATTTTACTCATTGTTTAAATCCTCTCTAACACTCATTAATACTCGTCCTAATAGGTTGTGCCCTTGCCATGTAGAAACATCGTGAGCAAGGGGATTATCCGCAGATAGACCGCAAGACCATACTGGATCAACGGGATTTGCTTCGCAAAGTATTAAATGTCCAGTTGATAACAAATATTCTTTCAATTCTGGATTTTGTTGATATTTGAATTTGTTAATTCTCCGAACAGCAGCAAAGCGTTGTTTAGCCCAAACTTCTTCATTATAGTTTTTGACTTCTCTGCCCAATCGTTTCTGTTCTTTCGGATGTTTTTCTTTTAGAATTTTATCAGCAGTTTCACAGTCATTGAATAAACATGCTTTATAATACATCATTGCTTGTTCACAGCAATTGAAGGAAATATTACTAGTAATATCTAAACCATCTAGATATGAATATTGTTTAATATCAGGAAAGAATAATCGAGGAATCACTAGTTTATGTTCTTGTCCTTTAAATCCTCCGTACCATTGGCTGAAAATTCCACGGAAGAAGAAAAGTATATTATTGTGAATAGGATAATCGGGTTTAATCATAAAGGTTTTCTATCTTGTATATGATAGGTATCTGCTAATGTTTTATAAATTTTGTTCAAATCTGCACCATAAAATGAACTACATTCAAAGCTGTTAATTTCTAGCAAGTATAAACTACCACGACTTTCACAAATATCAATACAAAAATTTGATATATTTTGAAAATAAGTATGTTTAGCAATTTCTTTAGCAAACCAAATAACATGTTCAGGAATTTCCGAAGAAATAATCAATTCATCATTAACCATATATTGACTACCCGAACAATATTCATTATTGATAAAAATGGTTCGCCATTCTTTATGAATGGATTTAACTGGCGACGACATGCATATAATAGATTCTTTAATATTCTTATTCTTTTGAATAAAATTATATTCTTCAATCAGTTTATCCTTAGAAGGAAATACTTGTCCTGAAAAGGTTTTGAAGCCATTAGTAGGACGAAGGAACAGAGGGAAATCGAAAGAACTATAATGATCAATGAAGAATTTCAAATCGTTGAAATAAGTGTTTTTCGGAGATAATGTGTAGTTACGTAAAGCCGGAAGCCAATGTAATGCATCAAATTCTTTGAATTTTTTTCCAATATATTTGGCAATATTTAAAGAATAACGTCCAAATAAAGCATGGCGAAGTTTCTCAGGATTAATGCGAGAACTTACAATACTCATCATATCAATTTCTCGAATATCGAAATATTGAGAAATGATAGAAGGAGTATCCTGTCGTTCATCCTCGGTAAACAAATCTTTTTCTAAGTAAATTATAGGTTTATTCATTGGTTAAAAAACGGTAGGTTTAATGTCGGAAAGAACAGCATCTTTTAAATAAAATTCGCCAGTAAAATCTCTATAAATCTCGGTTGAAATTTCAAATAAAATATCAGTAATATAATTTGAACTAAAAGACCATGTAACCATTTCCTCTCCTTTATAAAGATCAGAATACATTAATATAAAAATGGGAATTTTCATGGTTATTTCATCCAGATATAAGGTTTAACTCCTCCTTTGGAATTGCAAAGCGTAGCGTGAAAATTTTTATCAGGAGGAGGAATATTACAGATTTTAGCAATGTCGTCTAGTATTTCTCCTCGAACAATTACATACCAATTACGGAAATTCTTAGTAAATCCGCCCATTTTAATAAATGGATCATATTCAAGAGTTAACGGAATTCTGCCATATAATCTCCATACTTCATCAAAACTTTCATCAAATACTTTAGTATGTAATTTACTTGAGATTAGGGTTATATGGCTGCCGTGCATGGGTAAATTAGAGAATATTTTATATTCTTTATCAACGAATTGTTTATAATATGCAACGAAATCATTCGGAAGTTTAATCCGAATGTTTCCGTTTTCAATTTCTAATCGTCCTGTTACTGGAAGCCAAGTTTTCATTTTAATGATGATCCAATTTTAGACTAATCTTATGTTTCATAATTTCATTAATTTCTTCGATGGTGAAGAAGCATGTTCCATTATATTTCTTTGCATTATCAACACCAACATCTAGAATTCTACCTTGGGTATCTTCTGGTTGCGAATCTATTAAATTACCATGGCTATGCCCATGGATCATATAGGAGTGCTCATATGACATTGTAGGCCAAATAGGAGCAACTATATGCCTCCCATAATAGAAATGATTTCCAATATTAAAGGTAGCAGATTCCCCCATAAAAGTGATATTATGTTGCATTTTTCTATCCAACTTTTCAGAAGGATGAACAATACCCACTTCTTCTCCTTTTTCAAAAATAGATAAAGGATATAATTCGATGAAACGCTTTCTGGTATTTATAATAGGCGACAATTCTTCTGTTACTCCTAATTCATGCCAAAACTTATGCAATGCTTCCCAATAAATTTTAGAAGTAAAAGAACAATGATTTCCCCAAATCAAGAGATGTCTTGCCTTAATATTATTAATAATTTCTTTAGTATCTTCCACAGAAGACATTAGAGTAAAATCGCCTAGATTAATTAGAAGATCATCCTCTGTCAGAGAATATAATTGATCAAGAATCCATTTATCATGTTCTTGAATAGTGTTGAATCCTCTTGCTTGGACAATCCAAGGACGATTATGACGGATGTGTAAATCTGAACACAGATATATGTTTTTATAATCGTTTCGGTTAATTTTATATGGTTTATCGTTCATGATATATTCATATTATAACATAATTCATCCTCATGTCAAACCATCTCTTGACATTTTCATCTCTTTATAGTAATATAATAATATGAACGGCAAAGGGTCAAAACCGAGAAAAGGTGCAAACAATCAAGCATATTACAACAATTATGATTCCATTTTTCGTAAACCGAAGGAATTAACACAAGAAGAAAAAGATGAAATGGAAGAGAATAAAGCTTCTATGAGTCATTCCGAATTTGTTAAAATAAGTAAAAGAAATGAATACTAATATTGACAGATATAATGCTGAAACCAAAAAATATGAAAATAATAAAGAGGTTTCCGATTTCTTTAAAGATATTTTAAAAGTTATTGATAAGCATAAATTAACGATTGCACATGAAGATGTTCATGGAGCATTTGTGGTGGTTCCTGCAAATAAACCTGATGTAGATTGGTTATTAAATGCAACATTTAATTTCGGTAAACATAAACCAAATAAGAAAAAAGTGGATAAGCCCGAAATTCCTAAGATTGATAAGAGAGTAAAGTTTAAATTTTATAAACCAAAAGAAAAAGAGAAATAATTTGATTCTAATATAACAATAGCTTAACTTACCTTTCAATGAAAAACATCACAGACATTAACATTCTCGTAGACAGAAGCGGTTCAATGACATCAATCGCAAAAGATATGATTGGTGGTTTAATCACCTTTATTCAAACTCAGCGCGAACTGAAACAAGAAGCAAATATTTCTTATTATCTATTCGATGACCAATATGAAGTAGTATTTGAGAATAAACCTCTAGCAGAAGTGAAAGATTCTGATGTAACATTGGTTCCCCGTGGATGGACTGCATTGATTGATTCTCTAGGTAAAACCATTAATACAGTGGGAGAACGACTTAGTAAATTGCCCGAAGAAGATCGTCCTAATCGTGTTCTTATTGTAACTATCACTGATGGAGCAGATAATAGGTCTAAAGAGTTTACTAATGCAAAACTTAAAGAAATGATTCAACATCAACGAGATGTATATGCATGGGACTTCGTGTTTCTTGGAGCAAATATTGATTCGTTCTCTACTGGTGGAAGTATCGGTATTACCAAAGGTTCCACTATGAATTATTCTGCTGATAGCGCGGGAGTTTGTGTAGCATTCGAATCTCTCACAAGAGACTTTAGTAGTTATTCTGCTTTAGATCGAACTAAAGATCGTCGTTCCACCTTTGAATTCACAGAAACTAAGTAAACTTATAAATATAACAACATGAGAATTGGAATTGTCGGAACACAAAGCAACGGAAAAACCACATTAGTTCAAGCCATTAAACAAATTTGGCCTAACTATAAAGTAATCGAAGGAAAATATCGTCAATATGTCACCGAACACCGTGACGAATTAAATCAAAACGGAACACTTGAAACTCAAAAGAAATTACGTGATTTTCTTTGTGATGATGCCATTGATAACTCTTCTGAAAAATATACAGTAACAGATCGAACCATTCTAGATAATGTAGTTTATACTCTTTGGTTAGGCGGAAAAGATAAGTTAACTGATGATGAATTTATTTCCACTTCGATTAATATTTGTCGAGAAACTATTAAGATGTATGATCTTATTCTTTGGCTTCCTTTAAATGAAGATATTCTATTGACAGAGGAAAAGGTTAATCGGGATTTAGATGCAACATATCGAGAAGAGATTGATTATATTTTTCAAGCAGTATATGATGGATATTTGAAGCATGATGGTATTTTATTTGATGTAAACGATCAACCGCCAATGATTCCATTGATGGGGGATTTATCAGAAAAGATTGCTACATTGAAAGAATATATTGATGAAAACGGGGATTCGATTGTGACAGAGCAATCCGTGTTAGCAGGATTGGAAGATATTTACGATAAAGCTGCATTATTTAAACAATTAAGTGGAAAGTAGTTGAATGAGACATAACATCAATGGTAAATAATTGGTGTTATGCAATTTCTAAATCCTGCTCAATCCCGTGTCCTATTATGCTGCCGTGCCGGTTCATGCCCCATTGTTGAACGTGTAGATGATAAAGAGTTTACCATTACTGATGATTATAATGGTAAAGTCCGAATCACTCACGAAGAAATGGGTATTCTGAAACGAACCATTGAACACTTTGAATCCAAAGGTGAACTGTCAGTTTAAAATAAATTAAAATAAAGATTAAATCAAAGCCGCCCCGCCTCTTCAAGAATGCGTAATTGGGCGGCTCTTTTTTGTTGATTTTAGTATCATTCTGTGGTAAATAATACTTAACAATACCCCCGACGGCTCTTCATATCCGCACCACCGGGGGTTACTCTTTTTTGTTGACAGATGATTGTTTTGGGTTAAAGTGGAGTATGGAAACGCTCACAAGAAAACAGGCAATCAATATTTTACGTTCAAATAAATGGAAATATTGTGGGTGTGAAACCGTATCACAAGATGATATTTGGTCGATTTTTTATGATGGTGTTCTAGTCGAACCCACTTTATATTTTAAGTATAAAGGGGTATCAGTAGGAGATTTCCGGTTAAAAACGACAGGTTGGTTTATTTTTAAGAAACTTGCTCCCGACGATGAATTATATATTGAATATTTAGCGGTTCTAACTGAAATTGAACAGGAAAAAGACGATCAACGAATTGCCAAGAGGAATCAAATGCTAAAAGAAATCGAACAAACTTATTTTAGATAATTTATGGACAAAACCAAATTAAATTTCTTCACTGTTGAAGAAATGACAACACCAAAGGAAGGATACGTATGCTATCTCAATAGACATTGGTGTTTATCAGAAGATAGTAGAATTATATGCTATAAAACCTATTCATGGCAATGTAATCCAAACGAGAAAATAGCTAAACAAATTTCTAAGAAATTGTACAGTGGCAATACTATATTTCTTCCTATTGCATATGTTCCAAATGAATTCATGGAAACTTATAATCAGCCTTGTTATCCGTCTTGTTATCAACCGTAATCAATTATGGCTAAATCTACCATCATTTCAAATTTAGAAGAACTTTATAAGCCTCTTGATAATAAATGGGTCAGTCAAAACTCTCTTGTTATCAACTATGCAAAAGGCGCAGGATTATCAGTAGGAGGATCAATTGCAATGGCTATTTCTAATAGAAAGCCTCATAAGATTCCTGGTGATTTTGATTTCTTTACAGATGATAATGAAAAATCTTTGAAATTTATTCAAAATATTATTTTCTGGTTATCTCAAAGAGCAAATACTCATTATAAGATTCAGTTTAATACCAAGACTGAATTTACTCTTCCTGGTGTTTCGCATCATGTTAGAATTACTGTTCCTTTTTGGAAACCGATTTGTGTAATGACATTAGAAAATCCAATTAGATCATTCTTCTATCACGGACTGAAAGTTCAGTATTTCGATGATGTCGTTCAAGCAGCAAAAGAAGCAACTGCAAAAGATGGAAAGAAAAGAATTACTTTTGATGAAGAAGAGGCGAAAAAGAATATTAGAGCGCGGTATTGTGAAAGAGGAACATACGACATAAACAATGATAGTACTTCTCCGATTAGAGAGAATTCAACTCCTTCTAGGAGGTTAGCTACTAGATGGGCAGAAGAACTAGCACAAGATATTGAAAGAGTATATGATCCATTAACCGGAGATTTGCAAGGAGTGGCGACTAATAATATAGTTGATTGGAATCAGGAGTATCGCGCAATTCCTGCCATTTCTTCAAGAGTTGACGAAGATAATTTCTATTCGTCTATTGAAGCAGCATCAAATAGGATTAATGAAGCAAGAAGAAATGGTCCTGCTATAGAATTTCCGACAATAGATAATACTCAACTAGAAAGATGTGAAAATGATGCTCCCGACACATCATTACCCACCGGGACAGCATATTTTCCAACAATAAATCAAGACAATAATCTATATTCGAGAATAGTTATACCGGCCAACAGACTTAATGCAGCAAGAAGAGGTGAAGATAATTTAACTTCCTAACTTTTCGATTTCTCCAACAACAAATTTACAAAATTCACTTCTTTTAATATCTTCGACACTGAATTGTCTGCAATAGATACCAAAACTTTGTGCTCTTTCTGTATCGAAAATTTTATTAAATTTAAGAATATCTTGTTGAACCGCTTTTGATTTTAAATCAGATTGTTTAGGATCATAAATAAAGATAATCTTTGATTTCTCTCCAATTCTAGTAATTAAACTGGTTAAACTATGTAGATCAAGATTTTGGGCTTCATCAACAATAACTAAGGCATTTTTCATGGTTTTACCCCGAATAAATGATGTAGAAATAGTCATTAGCTTTCCTTCTGCAAAGAGATTCTTAGTTTGTTCTTCTGTAAGAATTTGATCTAAGGTATCATATAGAACTTCCATATAAGGAGCTTCTTTATCAGAAAGTGTTCCCGGTAAGAAACCCATTGGATTGTGAGAGGCTTCAACAATACTTCTAACATAAATGACTTTTTCAATTAAGTTTTGTTGTAGAAGAAGTAAACCAGCAAAAATGGTTAAATGGGTTTTACCTGTTCCCGGTTTTCCCGCAATAAAGACAGATTTGGTAGAGTCTTCTCTAATTAGATCAATTATCTCTTGTTGTTTTTCCGTCCATTGAAACGGTTCAGATAATAATAGATCGCTTTTATATTTTTTACCCTTGATGCCTGACTTTCTGCGGTGGTATTGTGTTGCCATTTGATAAAATTGTTGGACTATCTATAACTTATTTACCTATGATTTGATCAATGTTCTTTTCTGTGATGATAAGGAAATCAATCTTTCTTCCTTTTTTAGTTTGCTCTTGACACCACTTTTTTGCTGCTTCCCATTTACATTGATTATTAGAAAATTCAATAGCCGCATATGCAACCGTACTAGGTTTGGCACGACTACTGTACTCCTTTAACACGGTCTGGTTTGAAGGCTTTGTTTCCACTATATATTCCTTAATTTCTTCTCCTATTTTAATAGCAAAATAAAAATCTACAAAGTAACGAGCCATGCGGTTTTCTGTCTTTTTGAAGTAAGGTAAAACTATACTTTCACTCGACCACTTCACGACATTTGGGTTTGAATCTAAAATAACCATCAATTGACTTTCTAAGCCACTTCTAAAAACAGGAAGAGTTTTATTTAAACATTTGGATTTATTCTTAGGAGTAAAAATACCTTGTTTAAATTCTCTGAAAGTTCTCTTCTTTCCCATGGTTATATTTATAAAAGAAAAAGTCGATATATTTCTATATCGACTTTCGAGGGATAGAATATTAATTAATTAATTAACATTATAGATGAACGGCAAGAGCATCATTAGCAACACTGAGAACGGTTTGAGCATTAGTTACTGGAACTGCCCCAACAGAAGCAACAGATACACCGGAACTTACAGTTAAACCAAAGATAGGTGCATACTTTTCTGCAAGAGATTTGATTGTATTTAGAGAACCAATGGCAGTAGGTAGATATTTATCTAGTTCTTTTGCAACAGGAGTTCCTGCGATTTGTTGATCAACTACTTGAAGAACGACAATGAGTTTACCAATAACTTCATAGCTTGCTTGCACAGCCGCTTTGATTTTAGAGATATTCGATAATACAGAGAAGGCACTTAATAGGGAGGAAAACATAATTTTAATTTCTTTCTAATAGATATTTACCAGTTTCGTCTTGACAATCGAAAAGAATGGGTTAATATACTCTTATGAAAACAATTATTACATCTATTTTATTTCTATTAACCCTAAATCTCTTTGCGGATGATTTGACTGATTTACAAAATCAGTATAACCGAGCAATTGCAAAAGTATCTGAGCCTATTAATAAAGTATATGTGAAAGAATTACAAGCATTATTAGAAAAGGTTTCCAAAGAGGGCAATCTGGATAAAGTTGCAGCGGTTACTACGGAATTGAAAAAGTTCTCAGAAGGAGAGAGTAGAGGGATTTTACTAGTAACCGAAAAAGGCAAAATTGAACGATTCTTTGTGGATAAGAAATGGCGAACCCCTTTTGGTACTACTTTTTGGTTTCAGAAAAACGGTCAAGGAATGAAAACTACTGGAACGGATACTTCTCCTTTTACTTGGAGAATCATTGAAAATGGTATTGTTGAATATAATGGTCGAGTAGTTTCTTCCGAACCCATTAAAACTGAATATATTAAATTTCTTTCAAAGAAAGAAGCATACATAGGTAAATCTTCAGATAAAATTGATATTCCCCTTAGTCCCGGAAATTAGACGCATATGAGAAATCATCATTCATAGGAAACAAATCACAAGATTCACTAAAATGTTTGATCATTTTAGTGAATTTTTCTTTAGAAACATCTTTTTTATAACAGTAACGATGTATCAAGAAATCTGGTAATTTATGTGCATCAGGAAGATTATTAATTGTTGAAGGAAAGGTATGATTGGAATAGTTTACGCCAAAAGTATTATAGAATGTTCCTAAACCATATTGAACATATGGAACATCTCGAAGGATACAATCAATGACAAAAGATGAATTATATGCAATTACAAATTCACAATTATCAATTACTGACATATTAGTTATCCCGTAAGGACAATTGTATTTGTTTGCTATTTCTGAAATTAGCTGATATGATTCTCCTCGATTCCAAGGATGCAATTTCAAAAATAAATTTTTCCCATAGAATTTACAGCAGTCTTCTATAAATTCATAATATTTTTTTGTACTAGTTACACTTTGAATAGCTCTGTCAGTTGGATGTTGAACAGCCAAAATTATTTTATCCCATACCAAATTCCTTTTACCGTTTTCATGGTATTCTGTATCAAATTTTGATTGCAAATTTTTAGGTAAGCCGAATACAATGTCCTTGGCGCTTTTTCTATTTCCTAAATCAAAATTTGAAATAGTATCATATGCAGATTTGGTATTCAACGAAGAAGTGTGATAATTTCCGATAGTATCAATATATGCTGCTTCATTGAAAAATCCGGTTTCCATTATACCATATTTCCTACCATGATTAGGAATAAATTCTTTATTGCCCCAATAAATAACATAATTGAATTCTTTATAAGGAACATTTTGGGTAGTTACTCCATATGAAATAACTTCTGCTTCAGTTTTAAAAGGCATTAAATTATAATTTAATGCATAATCAGGTATGAGAATATCCATTATACGTTATATAATTTCTTAGCATTTTCAAAAAGTTTATCCATTGTTGCCTTTGGTACTTCTTTAAATTCTTCAAAAATCTTTGGAAAGATTTGATGATTCGGATTCTTGGTTATTTCCATCCATCCCACGAAATAATTCCAAACTCTATCTTCTAATATATTAGTATAAGGTACTCCCAATGGTCGATCAAATCTGTGATTCCATTTGACATCAGGCAAGCACATACACCTATTTCCCGCATCTCTAAACTTTTGATGAATATACCCTTCTTCTCCCCCAAATCCTTTAAAATGGGGATTAAACCCTAACCATGCATCTTTCTTACAAGAGAACATACCAAGTCCCATCATAGGTATTTCAAAAGGAACATTCATATCCAATGCAAAGGAATTAGTTGCCCAAACACCAAACATATGACTTCTCCAAATAGGATCAAAATGAGTAGAAATATTCTTTAAATCATCATAAATTAATGGTCCTTGAATCAAATCTTTTGTATTTGGATTTTTTTGATAATAACTTAAAAGGTTTTGAATTGCATAAGGTTCAAATAACACATGAGAATCTATACATAAAACAAATTCCCCTTGAGCATGTTTAAAGATTTGTTCTCTGGAAGAAGTACTTTGTTTATCAATATAAGGAATATATTTCGTTCCACTGGATAAACAAAAACGTCGCAAGGCATCCGAATGTTTACCGTTTGGATTATTGTCAATGACAATGATTTCTACTAAATGTTCTAATCCTTTTAATTGATAAAGGCGAAGGGATTGAATGGTGAAGAAAACACCATCATAATCATCATATGTTGCCATACCAATAGTTAACCATTTTTGATTCATAATTTGACAATTATTTAATATGTCAAAGGCTGACTAGCTATTGAATTAAGGCGAATAACCACAACTTATATCATTAGCATTAATGAGTTCGTCATAGGTGTTACAAAATCCATCTGCATAATTCCCATGTAAATCAAACCCGACACAAAAAGTAGACATCAATGTTCCGGCTGGAGGACAAGTAGTAGTGGTTGTGGTAGTTGTCGTAGTTGTGGTGGTTGTTGTAGTAGTAGGAGCAATTGTTGTCGTAGTTGTCGTAGTTGTGGTGGTTGTTGTAGTAGTAGGAGCAATTGTTGTCGTAGTAGGTGGAGGAGTTGTTGAGGTTGTGGAACAAGATGCTCCCACGGAATAACAACCGGCTTCTACGTGTAAATTAGTACTACCTGCAACACAATTTGAACTATGAACAGAAAAAGGAGTTCCTGTTGAAGGTCCAATGGTTATAGGGAATAATGGATTACTATAAGGACTATACACCATACTAATATTACCGTATCCATCAAAAGAGAAAGTATAAGTGGCAGTAGAACCTACGGCGAAATCACCTACAGGACATGGAGTTGGAGTGGTAGAAGAGGTTGTAGTTGTAGTTGGTGGAACATAATAATAACAAGTTTTTGTTCCAAATCCACCTGCACAAGATACAACAATATCAGCATAATTTGATCCCCAACTACCATCTGGAGCAGGCAAATAACCATAAGTCGAACAACATTCAGGAGGAACAGTAGTGGTAGTCGGCATAGGACAACTTCCCGTAACACTGATAAGTCCTCCAACTATTTCATATTTTGTTCTTCCTGGATAATTAGTACCGTAAACAATTACACCATCCACCACACCAGAAGGAACGCTATCAGGATTAGTTGGATCATAATTGGCACAATCACTCGGTTCAAAGAAATAAACACCCGATTTGACATAATAGGTGACAGTACTTGCCCCTTCTGTGCAATCTAAATAATATGTTTCGGTAAAACATGCAGGACATACTGATAAAGACACTACTACTCCTGATGCAAAAACATATTTATTACCATCTTTGCTATATGTTCCTGTCACTAATTTATCAGGGGCAGGAGGAGTATTGGTGTACCAATAAGGCCCACATTGATAAAGCGTAGAAGTTCCTCCTGTTTCCCCACAGTTATTGAAGAACGTAGTTCCAATACAAGGAGGAGGAGTCGTGGTAGTACACATAGTTCCATCCCCTTGAATAACTCCGCCAACGAATTGATACCTATATCCTCCTCTATAACCATAACCATCATATTTGCTCATTCCTTCATAGAAATAACCACAACAATAAGATAAGGTAAATCCTTCATCACTCTCAGGAGGAAAACATTCTGAATAGAAAAGATAGTTAGTGCATGGACAAGGAGTTGTTGTAGGAGCAGGAGTAGTTGTTACAGGAATTAATGGATCAGTCCATTGATTATAAGGAGGAGTATGCCCCGCTGCACTAATACAAGAAAGACTCGTATGCGTAATACTTCCGTCTGTAAATGTATAAACTCTTGAATAATTGATCCAATTACCATTTACTAAATCTCCTAAGAAATTATTATAACGATATAAATGATCTTCTAAACTATAATTGAATAAATTATCGGGACGAATACCACATGCAGTTGCAAAATATTGTTGAGTTCCCAGCCATATTTTATTTTCACTATAAGCAGTATTACATAAACCGGTGACTCCGACACCATAAGTTGAACCGTTATCTTCTAATACTACTGGAGGAATGACAAAATTATCAGCAGTTGCTCCATATATATTAGTTCCATTATGGTTCCATTGATAAACCAATCCGGCAGTATTTCCTCTAGTAGTTATAGATAATCTAGCTCTATCCCCTAATGCTAAATATTGTTCTTGTACCCCGTCCCAAATAACGAACGTTGCAGAACATGGCGGACAATCTTGTATAGTTGCTAATCCTAATAAATGATATTGATTATTCAATAATATTGCAGAAGAAGGATATACTAATGTATTATCCACGGGCTGAATAGTGAATTTCTTATGTGTTCCTTCTAGATCAACAATGACGAATTTGTTGATATAATCTTGTAAATCGACATTAGCACTTATACGATTCATGGTATTAGAGTTTCTCCATAAGATGCATTAGGCAATTCACACTCAATAAGTTCAAATGTCGCTGCATATTTGCAATTTCTATCATTATAAATTTTATCTAAATCAACATAATCAAAACAAGAATTACAGTTAATAACTTGTGGAACAGAAGATAAAATATTAGGAATATATTGCCACGTTCCTTTGTCATTCACAAAAGTAAAATGCCCAACAAAATTAGTATAAATGAATTTATTATCAAACATTATTAATACATCCGCAGGAATATCTGTTGCAACAGATAGCAAGCCTTTTTGCTTAGGAACGAACAAGGTATAATGTTGATCTAATAAACTATAAATTAATTGAATATCAGAAATACTAAAATTAGTTAATAAACTAGTACTAGAGAAAACATTATTAGAGAATACTATATCATTGAAGATCAAAAGTAATTGATCAGGAGTAGTGACTAATAGATCAGGACGTTTATTTCTAACTAGAATAGCATTAACGGCATTGACGACTGTTGCCATTTGATTAGTAACACATAGATAATCTGTAATATCTTTCACCGAATGTCCGTAACTATTAGCAATAGCAGTTAAGGAAGTGTAAGATAATTCTCCAATCGGATAGTTATCCATAATAACTGGATCATAAGATTTAATTAAAAATTCTAAACGAATATGTTGATTATCAAGAAAGTTGGAAGCAGGAAAGGTGTTATTTAACCATAATAATGCATCCACATAATTTCCTACTGTTGCAAATCCTGGTCCATAAACAATATTAATCGGTTCTTTCCAAAATTCTTGAGAATTAAATACAATATTAGAAGTATCAGTATATCTTTGTTTATTTCTATCTAGGAAATTCTTTTGATCAATTAAATCATTTTTGATACTGTTAATAGTGTCAGAGAAACTTTGCCATTTATTAATGGTTTGTTGCAGAACACAAATACGATTATTCATTAGATGGAAATTACGATTAATATCCTCTAATGTATTGCCAATTGGCGTGTATTCTGTTAATTCAGTAATCGTTGACATTTATTAATTAAAAAGAAGCGTATCTTGTTGCCAGACCAAATTGATTGGATCAATGATATATTTATAACCTACTAATCTATCAATATATTTGTCAGGAACATCAATGGAAGCAGTGATACTTCCACAATCAACATTACCATAGTTGACATAAGAATAAGTTCCTCGTTTGATACAAGAACAGAAACAATTAACCCCAACAGTCTTAATACCTTGATTTACTGTTTTGGTTAAATAACGGTTGATTTCTTGATATTCTGGCGTAAAAATGTATAATTCTTGTCCTACAATAAAATTGAAACATAATCCATTTCTAATAGGGAAATTCTCATTTAACCATGCAGTTACATTAGCCGTAATTTGATCAGTGTTGTTTGCATCAAATGGAAAAGGATAAATGATAGTGATCGGTTTTAACCAAAATGCCGAAGATTGTGAAACAGTCGTAAATGTTTCTTGCCAACAAGAACTAAGGGTTGCAACGGTTTGTTGAGATTGAACCCAATTTGCACTAAGATTAGCAAAGGTATTAAAGGCAGAATTCCATAGATTTGTTGCACTGTATTCCAAATTACAAGTTTGAATATCTAAATTACGGAAATTATAAGTGATAGATGAAAGAGAATTACCGATACTTTCTCCATATGCAATAGGAATAACGTGTTGGCAAGTATCATCTACTTTACAAAGTTGATTATTTAAATAGTTCATTGTTTAAATTATTTACAGAGGTCGATGCAGTTATCAAAGATTTCATAAGGTTGTTGGCAGCAATTATTTTCCAAATCTTTCCACGATTTAGTGAATCGTGTTCCTGGTAAGGTGTCATCCCAAGTAACAGGATGGATACATTGGCAACACATTTGTTCCCAAACCCAACAAATAGGAAATTGATTATCTATTCCTGGTTGAACGAAAGAAATATTTCCCCATGTAATTCCACTAACATCAGGATTAATCACAGATTGCACATCAGTTAATTCTTTCCATGTATAAGGATTCTTGTATTTGCTAGTAAATTGTGGTCCGCTGATTCTATGATAATCCCACGTCCAAATAATATTAGAAGCCGTAACACAAACAAATCTAACATCCAACATCCCCCGCAATGCTTCCAAATTATCCCTAATGATACCAAAATTTCTATTAATGGTTTCCCAGTTAACCACCTCATTAACCCCTAATAATTGTAAACCAGATAATGTAGGTATCTCATTACTGTTAATAGGAAGAATAGATTGACTAATAAAGTTACCTAATGCATCTGTATTATACACGAACTTATAATTAATATCATTCTTGAAATTACAAATATTATTATAAATCTTTTGAAAGCTATTATTGAAGGTTACATCGGAAACCATTTCATCTGCAACAATCTCACAAGCAGAAACATTCCAAGAACTTAAAGTGTAATTAGGTGTTAATACCGAACTAGTAGTCAAGTAATCAATTGCTTTAATAATGATTCCGTCACAAACAATATATAACTCTTGATTCTTAACTTTAATAGAATTAATGGTTGTAACATTGGTTAAGGATTGACTACCTAAATATGATCCATTTAGATAATAGAAATACAAAGTATTGCCGTCAAATGTGATGATTCGATAGGAATGATTATCAGGAATAATAAATCCGGTTCCTTGAATATTGTTTAGAATGTTAAGGAGATTATGGTTACTATCCAGAATAATGATGGTTTGATTATCAGTTAGAATATAAATGTTATCTTGAAAGAAGTCAATAGCAACAGGCAAGTCGGAGACGGAATAATCAGTAAGAGTGATTGATTGGGTCCAATTGAGATATTTGTTATAAACCTTGATATTTCCGCTGTCTTTATCAACAACGTATAGATTGCCCGTAGAATCCATTTTAAAGTCCGTAGGATTGTTTAAACGGGTGCGACTGTCTCGTTTACCTACTCCTCCCCAATAATGCGTTAAAACCACCGTACTATTCAAAGAATCAATATTGAAAACAAATACCTGTTTAAGAGTATTATCTAATAAAAATAATCTATCATCTTTAACCAGCATTCTTGTTGGATTGGTGAATAATTCTGCATTAGGAATACGATCAACTTCAAAGATTTCAGAAAGATGAATATCATCATTTTGGAAGGTTACTTTGTTATCAGCAAGAAGCACATAATTATCCCCAAAGAAAGCCAAGTCTTTGATATTTTTTAAAGTGTAATTTTGGTATTCGGTTTGATAAGAATTGTCGAATCTCCATTTAATAATTCCGCGACGTTCGCCATACCAACTTATATTATATTTCGGAAAAGTAGGATTAACAATCGTATGATTGTTGTTTAAGGTATTGAAATTATCAAATACTTTATTAACTTGATTATTGAATGTGGAAGCGAATTGCCAATCATCTGCATTGATTCCAATGTTATTGAAAGGAAGAGTAATATTGTCAGGAATTTCTCGGAATAAACCGGGATTATAATTTTCAAAAGAATCTTTAACAACTAATAGATCAGTATATTTCTTAGAAGATGGCGCATATAACCTATTGAAACTGGTGACAGAAGGACTGTATGTTCCCGCAGAAAGATACCTAGCAGTAATAGTGGTATTATTTGTAAATGAATATAAATTACCTAATCCATCATCTAATCTATAAGCATAATAATACCGAGATTGTGGAAAGTTTGTAGTTATATGAACTAATTCCCCGGAAGAAAGAAGATTCTTATTGACATAAATGTCCAATGATGGATAATCAAATGCAGAAATATTGATAGAATTTGTTAGGAAATTCTCTGCAATAGGACACATAGTTGAATTAGCCAGTTTCTTCAGAACTGTTCCACTTGCCCAAAAAGTAAAGGATGTATCAGTATTTTCCTTAATAGATAAAACTCTGGTTGGATTAGAAGTAAACCTGGTGATATATGATTTATCATTTAAATGAACAGGATAAGTCCGAGAACCATCATTGACCATTAAATCATAATCAATAGAAACGATTTCGAATGGATTATGTTCAATTTCAAAATCAACATAATCGAGTGTTCTATTGATGAAGAACCGATCAGCATTGGCTGATAAGGTTGCATTAAAAGGAGGAAGGTCTTCAAATCTTAATAATTGTTTATAGATTGAACTATCATCAGCAGATGCAACATTATAAATGGTTAAGTAATCTTCTGGTCCAAAATATTGATTAAATGCTTTAATATTGATTGGAGAAGCAGATAATACAGATAAGGCATTATTATCAATAGGATAATAGAATAAGGAAGAGTTGGAGGTTAGAGAAGGGCCATTAGTTACTTCATAAACATATTGATCAAAGCCGGGAGCAGCAGAGAATACAATAGAATTGGTATAACAAGGAACATTATAAGAAGTTAATCCGCTAGAAGAAACAGCATAGTTACTAACATTTAATTCTATTTGAGGATCATAGGCATATTGCGGAAAGCTGATATAATCAAAGGGTTGAATTCCGGTTAGAAGGAATACACACATACTTTCTTCAAAGTTATATGCTTTAAAATTACCGAAGATAGGAGTTGCTCCGAAAGCAGTGACACTTGCACAAATGGAACTAACTAAAGGCATTGCCACGGATAATCCTGAATAGTTGACATTATTAATTGTCCAAAGAATATTAGAAGGAATAGAAGAAACCGCAGAGATACCAGTTGAGCCAAGGCTGGTGATTTGCCAATTAAGGGCGGCAATATCAGCAATAAGAACAATATCCGCCGTTGCAGGGAATACAGTATTGACGAAGTTTTTACTATTGATATAAACTCCATTATCAGCAGAAAGAATGATGGAAAAATTACAATCAGGGAATTGACGGAAATTAAATAATTTATCCGTAGTCATATTGTAATATTTTTGAGAGATATTACAATCGACATTGAAGGGAATTAGATTCGGATCATTATGGGATTTGATTGTGGAGAAAATAGGAACAATGTGGGAATCTTGATAAGAAGCAGGATGAATGACATTTTCGGTTAAATTGACACGGTTCCAATCTTGCAGATGGAAGATTCCTTTAGGATTGTGAAGGGTTTCTTTCCATGAGATATGAGCATCAAGAGGAACACGATAATTGAGTTGATTATAAACACACCATGCAGAAATGGGCACATGATTAATATAATTCATATCGTATACATTTCCTTGTAATGTTCTTATATCAGTTGTAAGAGTCAATCCTACATTCTGCCATATACCTGTTACAGGAGGATACCATGTAACTGCTCCTGATATATCATATTCTTGAGAATAAAGTGTAAGAGTAGTTCTATCTACGCCTAGTCTATCCACATAGACATTTAAAGGTCCAGCAGGAATTAATGTATTAGTGGGAACAAATTTAGTTGTGGAGGTTGGAGGAGGAATAGTTAATACCTTCCAGAATCCATTCCAACCAACAGAAACTCCTGGTTCAGTACCACCGACTGATACGCTTGGTCCATAAGAAGCAAAATTAGAATTTACACATTCATAAGTTACTCCATTATGAAATACTTGATAACCCCCTAAATCAACACCTACTTCATCACTGGCATTAGAGGTATATTCAATACCTGCGATCCAATCAGGTTTAGTTGAAGAAGTTGCATATCCAATCGTTCCTATTTTCCATGCATTTTGCCATTGATTACCTACTTCAGGAGCATAATCACTGCCATAATGAGCATTAATACTTTCATATAATGTTCCATTATACATGACTTGTGAACCTCTTTGATAAATTCCAACAGATGCGCCTTCCCCAAGATAAGGAGGAAAGGTAGGATCATATGGAGGAATATAACTACTTGCATTAGATACAAATTCGGTTGTTTCAGATAATCTAACATTTTCTGGAGGAAATATATCCCAAGAAATATTCATATTAGGATCATAATTCGGAAACATTGATACATTTAAATAAATTTGTGTATCAGATAAGGACGAAATAGCAAAACTAATAGATGCTAAATTTTTATTAAGAATAAAATTAAATTGATCAGAATAATAATAAGAACCTGTAAATGAACTTATTTCAAATACAACTGTGTGATTATTTGCGACATGATTATTATATAAACTAATATTTTGATTTAAAGGAAACCATTCTCCTTGAAGATATAATTCATTAGTAACTAGGTTCTTAGCACTTAATGTAGGATCATTGGTTAGTTCTTGGAATTTGGCCCGAATTTTATCTGTTCCTTCTGTAATTGCAAAAGTATTTTGGAAATAATTATCCATCATATATGCAGACAATTGAACAGAAGATAGATTAGAATTATAGATAGTAAAATCTGGCCGGAAATGAATAGAACAACCTGAATAACTTTTTCCTGTGACACTTAGAGCAGAGGTCGTGAAATCAAAAGTAGAGAAATAAATACTTTCCGCCGAACTTAATGTATAAACATTCGGACTGGTATTATTGATGGAGAACTTAGTAATATCTGTGGCAGATGTTCGGGTTTGATAAGTGACATGAACAGGAGTATTTCTTGTAATATAAACATTATTATCAAGGGCAATATTAACTAAACCAGTATTATAGTTAATATTACTAGCTGGATCAACATAAGGATAAGGGATATTATACCCTTCATTAGGATAAAGACTATTGGTTTGTTCCAATTGTCTTCCGACTAATTGAGTGTTATTAGCAGGATTTCCCCATACTGTATAATCATATGTTCGAGCAGCCAGATAATTAAGATCGATGGGTAATCCTACGAAGAAGCTATTATTTCCTTGTGAACCGGTATAAGGATCAATTCTATTGTACCAGCGATAGGTTTGATTGTATTGAACTGCACTTTGATATGCCCAATATGCTCCTGGTGCCATATTCAATGCAGTAATAGTTTTAAATGAAATAGATAATGATTCAGGAATGATATTATTATCCAATTGTAATTGTAAAGTATTGGCAGGATTTTGCATATAATATGCAACATAATCCTTCTTTAATGCTGAATAATAGGCAGAAGTACAAACAATCTGACAATTATAACTACTTGGAGCAATAAGAGTTGGACTGGTATTAAGTTTTCTAAATTGTTCTTTAGAAATATCATCATTAATAACGAAAGGGGGAAGGAAACCGGAACTGACAACGATGGAATGGTTATCTAGTTTAGTTATGGCAGGATGAACATGGGTGGGAAAGACGGTGAAGGCAGAAACACCCGCAGAGAAAGAACCGTACAGATATTGATCAGGAGATTTAACTGTCCATGTTAAAGGGAAATTATCAGGAAGATTAATGAAACAAGAAGGAGTGGTAAAAGTAGTGTACGGCGGATTAACATTTTGTAATCCATAAGTGGAATCGAGGCTGAAACGTTCCACCCCAACATCATAATTACTATTAAAGAAATAAAGGCCGAGACGTTCTTGAACGGCAGCAACATCAATAGGATTCAAAGTAATTTGTAATACTTCTGTCGGAAATCCACTTAAAGCTGAAACACTATTGATAATCATTACCTTTATTTATTAACGATAGAAACCGGAGATGGATTATGATATATAGTAATAATGTTATTCTGGATCATTTTATTAATTTTAATTTATTCTTTTGGCGGTTTTTATTTTATGCGGGATTACTATCAAAGATGTTATCTTTCAGGAAGTTTACCTTTTAATGGTTCAATGATAAAATTCGTAGGATTTTCTTTGATGTTGGGAGTTTTCACGGCATATTTGTGTATTGTTTCGTTTGTTGTGATATTTTGGCGGTTGTTGAACGAAATTTGTAAAAAATAATTGACATTGGATAATATAGGTGATATAGTGAATGGCACTGGTAAGCCTCTCTCATCAGGAGGCGGATGATGAAGAACACTGAAAATATACAAAATTGTTAATTTGAAAACATAATAATCTAGTAAAAAGTTTTCCTTTTTGTAGAAAATAAGAGAATGTTCATCCAGTGTAACCATTTCAGAAAATAATTAAAAAATAATTGACATGAAGAATAAATATGGTAACGTATAGACGTTGTTAGTTGGTAGTAGTTCTTGATAAAGCATTCCTACGAGATGAACATCTGGCTAAAATAATCAAGAGGGTCTTGATGTTGATGCCGCTTAATTTGGACAAAAATAAGATGCTGTGAATGTTAGCAAAATTCGTAACAAAGGTAAATTTAAATAGCAGGGTAGAGAAACAGTTGATCTCGTCGGGTTCATATTCCGAAGGCTACTCAAAAGCGCATAATTGGTGCAACACCAGCCCCTGCAACCATTCAATAAAAATATCAAATTCTTTTTGGACAAATTTGGGATTAAATTTACCCATGTCTTTTATGGTGTACGCGGTATAACCAACCTTTTCTATTTCGCTAATTTTTATTTTATCTCTGTTTTGAACTTGAGCGACCGAATGTTTATCTTTAATTTTCTTATAGTGCCATGCTCCGTTCCATAGTATAGCGATTCCGTAGTATGGAATAATTACATCTGCGTCCCACCCATTAAAAATAGGTTGATTTGTTTTAATATGTAGTCCGACTTGTTCGCATTTCTCCGCAAAAAGCGTTTCATTCTTGCTTCTTCTTGTGTGCTTTTGAGAAGCGGCAGAGTTTCGACCACCTCTTCGTGCTCCGTCTAACCTAATAGAATTAGTGCATTCTATGCTACAGGTTTTCTTTAAACGGGTAGTTGCGATAAAATCTTTCTTACAGCACTCGCATTTCTTAAGAATATTGAAAAACGAACTAGGTTTTTTATATAGAGGTTTGCATTCGGTACAAACCCTGCCATTTTTTCGAGAATTTGGTGAAACAGTAATGTTATTATTACAGTTAACACAATTTGTTTCTATAAATTTACCCTTTAATGTAAATCCTTTTTTAATACGTTCCGCATTATTATGGATTGCTCCACAAGATAATGAACAAAATAAACTATTTTTATATTTAACGAGATAGGGGGTATTACATTGTTTACATTCTGCATATTTGTGTTCTTTTTAGGCGGAACATAATTTTTAAAATTACAATGAAATTTTCCATTACAGGATTTAGAACAAAATAAATTAGGTTGTCCAGGTTTATCAGAAAAGAAAGTATTACAGAATTTACAATTAGCCACAAAGATATTTACCTTGACATTTGGTTAAATCACTAGTATAGTTCTATTAAGTCAGTGCGATTCTGACACGTTTGCAACATCATTCAATAATAAATAATAATAAATAATATGAAAAAAGTATCATTGTTTTCGAATATTTCATCGAAAACATTAACTAATTATGAATTACATAATAGAGCATTTAAACCTACTTTCTATCTTGAATTGGAAGGAGAAGAATTTAAGTCCCAATATAAATTAGAGGTTGAATCTTTTTATACATTATATAATTCTTTTAAAAAATGTGCGGAAATATTTGAAAATTACGAGAGAAAATTATCCGATTATAATATCGCAAAAAATCTCGGAAAGAAATTTGAATATACTGGTGAAGTTGATTTTGGCGGAGGTATAGGAAGATATACAATAGTTTCTTCGGAAACTTCGGAAGAAGAAATTAATAAGTTGATTTTAGATGCAGCACATACCAATAGTCAAAGTGCATATGTGTCAAGATACAGTATTACCAATATTCAATAATAACCAATAATTAAAAAATATGTTTAATAAAATCTTCAAATTCCTCGGAATTGGAAATAAACGATCTATGGGAGGACGGGTTAAACCCTCCAATATATACCCTGTCCCTCTTCCGCATGAATATGTTGAACCGGAAAATACTACTTCTAAGTCTTTAACTGAAAAGGTTTTGAAGGATTTGGATGCTTGTCCAGCTTATCAGTGGAGTCGAGAACGTTTAAAGTATAATTATTGGAGTTTTAACACATTACCATATTGTTTAGTAGTAGATGATGTTCAACGTTTAGCATTTCCGACTACTTTAGAATCTAAGTATAACTCTTTACAAGAAGTGTTGACCGAAAAACATCAGAAAGAGATTTATAAGAAATTCTGCGAACAACAGAGACAACACGAAACTACACTTTCCCTAAAAGAACAAAACGAACTATTACAGCTTTTTAAGCTTAGGTAAATAATTCTATGAAGTTTAAAGATTTCTTTAACGAAAGAGAATTATTAGCAGAATATAAAGTTAATATAAGTAATGGAGCAGAATGGTCCAGGTTAATTCCTAAACAGTTAGACAATATTAGTAAATTGATTGGGCTTGAGCTTAATTCTAAATTTCCTTGGTTTATTTTTAATATTGACGGACAAGAATATATTTGTGGTTATATTACCATTAATCATAATTTTACTTTCTTTAATTTGACTCAAGCAATAGAAGCGAGGGAAATATCCTTAGCCGATCTTTCAGTATTATCTAAAAATAGTATAATTAAATTTATTAATACTATTTGTTCTATTTTAGAATGGTTAAGCCGAAAGAACATTAATAAATTTGTTTTTCAACATGACGATAAAAAACGAACAGATTTATATTTGAAATTCTTAGAAAAGAGTTTACCTTCATTTCTACCTGAGTTTAAGGTAATGAAGATGGATAAAAGAATTCTTTTATATAGGCCATTAGGAGATGATTTAAGATTAGATGAATC